ACACATTCAATTTGAAACTCATATTCATTCACTACTGCTCCTTGGAGCAGTTTGTGTTTAATATAAAACCCAATTTATATGTTATTATATGTTTGTTTTGTTTTGTCTGACTGTATTAGCACTATTAACGTGCCAGTCGAAAAGAAAATAAAAATAGAAAAATATAAATACTTTATAAACTGTTATGATGTCATTTGCGAATGAGATTGAATAAGTACAGAAAGAATGTTGAGATTGAAACCCCGTTTGAGTCCCCAAAGATGCATGCTATATTATCTCATACTCTTTGCATTTTTATGAATTTCAATTTATATTGCAAAAAGAAACTAACATTTCAAAGTTATTCGAGATTGATGTTCTATAAGAACTTATATCCTTCGAAAATTTGTTAGTTTAATATAACGTACCTAAAGTAATGAAATATTTAATACCACCCCTCCTTTGAGTAGCTTAACCTCTCAAAGATCCCGCTGTGGATTTGTATTAAATATGTAATGAAATGTGGGAATTGTACTTTATTAAATAACGAATGATTAGAGCTTGCCCGATTGAATTTAGGCTTGTTCAAATTGATCGCTTGAACAAAGTATTAGATCACTTTTTATGGATTTAGTATGAATAATGTCTCTTTACAATAAAAAACGTTTCCCCGGATCAAAGAGGACGCAAGTGTTTGCCGCCCCTAGTGAGCACCAGACCTCAATGAACCGCCCCCCCCACGCTAGCAATGTTTACATTGAGCTAGCAAAAACTCTCAAAAAGTATGTTTGTAAATCACATAGAATTACAAAGTTATATCGTAAATTAAGAAAATTTAATAAGCTTTCAAGATTGTGTCGATATAGGATGCGAAATAGAATAAAGCAGTATCATGAGAATAGATTTGTCGTGAAATTTAAAACTAATTGTGTAACAATAGTAGACAAATATTGTTTGGAAAACCAGGCTAAAGAATCTATTTGTAGTGATGATAGCTATTTAACTGCTGCAGAAGATCTTCCTCCTCCAATAGAAGCTGTAGATAGAAGACATATTCCGTCTTTTAATTTTGATAAAGTTATTGAGAATCAACCAGATAAGCCCTCCTTTATATCCGAATTGTCAAATTCTTTTAAATCGGACTTTTTTGATTGTGGTATTACACCCACCTTGGAAGTTGTTTTGAGTTTTCTACAGCAACTAAAGCCAATTAATTTGATATCCCGAATGGCGGATTTGGCTGCTGCTAAGGATTTTGCAGAGGAGTCAGCTGTGATGACAGCTATTTTTGAGTTATATGATGTGTTTTGGACTCCAGAGTTGTGTTCAATTAAAGCAGCTTTAATAGGACTTGCTACTTATACCATTTCAGCCATTATAAAAGCGTGTTGGACTAATTCCGAAAGTACCGCAATGGAATTAGCTAACCAGGCTTTTAATATCCCTGAAGACTCCAAAATTAAACAATTTTGTAATGATATAGGATTTAATATACCACCAGAGTTTTCAGATATTGGATTAAAAATAATTGGAGTAATAGTGGTAATCTTTTTAGTAATCACTGGTGGTAAAGTAACTGATTTTAGTGATACTACATATAAAAAACTTGTCAAAAATATTAATGCATTCTCAACACAGGTTAAATCTTTAAATAATTTAATTGATGGAATCCCAAAGCTCTGGACATTTTGTATGTCACAAGTAGCAACGCTGTTCGGTATAGAATATGAAGACGAATCATCACTACCCGTTAAAGAATTTAAGGATCAATTATTAGGTTTTAAAATTTTAGTGACGGATTTAGTGGAAACACTAAACAGTAATCCTACTGAGTTAATGTTGGACCCACAAAAATTAGATCAGTGTTTTTCCACTATGATGAAATTAGATATTTTGTATGATAAATTATTAAAACAAAAGGAGAATATGTCAGCAACAAAGGTTATATTTGACGAAGTTCGAGAAAACGTTAAAGTTATACAAAATTATGTGCAAAATCTTAAAAATACGAATTGTCAAAAAATTGAACCTTTTGTATTAGTTTTAGGAGGAAACGCAGGAATTGGAAAATCAAAATTAGTCGAGTGGATAACATATCGTTTAACAGCAGCAATCGCTGCAAGACATCCTGAATTTTCTGAACTTAAACCAACCACTTATTGTAGAAACTCGAAAGATGAATTTTGGCCACAATATGCTGGACAAGCTTATATTGTGTATGATGATTTTGGCCAAATAAAAACAGATACGGACCACGCAGATTTAATGTTGGTTAAAAACCCAAACAAGACTATGCTGACGATGTCAGAGTCAAAAGAAAAAGGAAGACAATTTTCTTCTTTTGGAATAATAGCCTGTACTAATCAAGAGTCTGTCACATCGTCTGCGGTAGTGAAATGCACCCATGCCTTAACTCGTAGATTTGAAGTAAATGTTATGGTAAGTGATCCAAATTATGCCGACTTTGTCTCAAAACATGGATGTTCACCAGGAAATTATGAAAAGATACATAAAGCTGAGGGATTAAAAGCTATGGCTAAAGACATTCATGGAAATGATATACCGTATTTTGACCCAAATTTTGATCACTTAGATTTTTGGTTTGTCAATTCAGACCCAGCGGAAAGGAGTAAATTTCCTCCAGAGAAGTGTTCACCGACTGAAATTGTTGAAAGAACATATAATTATTGGCTGTACTACTATACCGAGTATCGATCCTCCCTTGAAAGATCATCTGCTGTCTATGTTTCGAAGGAAATTTTTGACTCTGCAGACTCTGATGTTAGCGGTTCTAGAAGGCATGATAATTATGCCTGTGCGAAAACTAAGGAGGAAATATCTCAACTAAAAAATGCTCATGCTGAGGCTGATAATAAGTTAAGAATTACGAGAACAATTGCTATTGAAGCAGCCAAAAAAAGTGCACCGTTTGAGATATTTGTTAACCCAAGTGCAGGTTGCTTACAGGATTTAAAAGTATTGGCTAATCCTGGTAAAGGAGACTGCTTGTACTATGCATTAGAACAACTTGGAGTGTTTAAAATGTCTCCTCCAGAAATTAGAACGGCATTGTTTGGAAACCCGCAGTTGGCGCGAATGCCGCGTAAAGAATACGAACAATTGAAGGCTCATTTCATGGCAGCTTGTGGAACAAATGAGTATTTAGGAACAACTGACGTATTGTCTTTTATCACTTGTATTATGAGGTATCGTTTTTGTGTTCACTTCGCAAATAGTATAGTTCTTTATGGAAATAGAGGTCCTATTTTACATTTACAGTTTACTGGTCCAATTACATCTGGACATTGGGAAGCTCTTGTTAAGAGAGAAGCACCGTCTATTTTCCAGACCAAGCAAGAAGTGTTGCACAAAATTCCAATAGCGTTGGAGAATAAAGAAGCCATTGATGTTATAAATAACATATATGTGAATGTTGATTCTCCTTTTGAGGCAGAATCTGTAAAAAATTTGGAAAATCAGAGTTTAGAGGAAGTTAATAACTCTGCAACTGCTTTTGTTGCACATTCACATCCTAAAGGTAGAATTGTGGCTTTATATGGCCCACCCGGAACTGGCAAAACCACATTAATGAGGAAAGTTTCTAGTGTTGCTAATAACACTTTGATGGTAATAGACGCCGTTGATATTGCAAATCTTGTGATTTCAAGACCAGTTTTGTATATAGAAGACATATCTAAAACTAAAAATATATTCAAACAATGCAGATCATTAATAATGTCAATATATGATGGAAACCATCCTGTACAATTGTGTTTTGTCACCTTTAATCCTGAAATGGCTCGCAATTATTGTGACACCGAAGAAGAGTGGCTAGCTTTTGCACGCCGATTAGATATGTATGAGTTCGGTTATAAGATGAGAGAGCGAAAATTTTTTTCCAAAAATGTGTTTTATAATTATGATGACGTGGAAAAAGGGATTAGACCTTATAGTGAGATGGTGTACATTAAGGATATAGAAAGTACTATATTGGAAAACAAAGATGTGTACCTGGACTCAGATAATATGGTAATTGATTTTGCGGATCTGTGTTCATCAGTTAATGTTCCTGTTTTTAAAAAAGTAGTTACTACAAAAGTTCCATATATAGGAAAAAATCAGTATACTCCGACTTTCATTCTTAGTTGTAGAGGGCCAATTTATGAAACATTTAAAGACCTTTATACTAGTCCTATAAAAATTGTTACTGGTCTCGTTACGGGAAGTTTAAAAATGTTGAAAGGTTCATTTGAAGAGGGAAAAAAAATTGCACAACAATTTTCTGGTGCTCCCGTAAGTCAACGACCTGCATTTCCAGAAACAATAGAAAGGTTTTTAATTATGATTAATAATGCCGATTTTAGATCTAATGCCCAATTTATTACTGAAATTAGATGTTCTGACGCTTCTGTTGTAATAATGCCAAAAGAATCAGACCCACAGGTTATAAGATGTTTTAAAGTTTGTGACCGATTGGACGTATCAATTGGAGAGTTCACAGATGGTGTTCATACAACAGTTCCCACAGCTGCGTCTTTTGCAGTTTATGATGAATATATTGATAATGCGAAAAAGACAATTGCAAAAATTGGTGAAAATATTGAAGAAGTTTCAGAAAGAGTTACAAATTTTGCAGGTTTTACTATGATTAATGCTAAGTTTTCTTGGTTTGAACAGATCTGGGGAGTTTGTATGTTTTTATTGAAAATTGTTTCTGCTGGAATGTCAATACATACACTCGTTGGTATGGCCAAAGCAAAATTTTTGTTTCAAAATAACAGATTAACCCTAATTGATGAAAAAAAATCAAGAAAATCTGGTAAAGGAAAGAATAAAACAGGAAGAGGTAAAAGAATTTCTAATAAAAATTTGTTGAAACAAAAATATCATAACGTGGATTATGCCTCGCTCGTGTCGTCTATAAGAAATTTTGGAGACTTTACTGCTAAGCAAGCATGTAAGTATGAATTGCTCGAAGATTTCTCTAATAGATATGAAATCGATCCCCAAGGAAATGTTGAAAGAGATTCAAGGTGGACTAACTACTTAACCAATTGCGGACAAATAACTAACGGGAATCTACAAATTCGCACAGCTTTTTGTGATGACTATTATGAGTCTGACAGTGATTATGATTATGAATCAGGAAAGGTTGGAGAAACACCTCAACCACCGCAAGTAGGAATTTTACCAGAACTAGTTATAGAAAAGGATAAGATAAAACTTGTGAAAGTGGAGTCTGGTAAGGTTGGAGAAACCCCTCAAGTCCCTCAAGTTGGAATAGTTCCTGAATTAATCATAGAAAAAAATGTTAAAAAAAAAGATTTAGAATCAGAAACAGAGGACCAAAAAGAAGCTTTAGATGTTGTTGCAACATTTTTTAAATCTAATGGTATGAAAGTGCATGTTCCTTTATCTAACGCTATGCATGGCTCTATGAAGAGTGAGTTTGATACAATGAAATTGTCACCAAAGAGGCTAGCTAACGATAGAAATTTAGAAGAAGAGTCTTTATTAGACCCATCCATATTAAATATAACAAAACTAGCGTCTAGAAATACTGTTGAGTTAGGCTATTTAGTTGATGGAAAATTTGATAGAATGGTATATGGAATTATGGGAGTAGGAAAAATTGGTGCATCAGTGGCACATTTTATTAACCCAGAACAACAAGTATATGTAAAATCTTACTTAGTTGCACCACCCGAAATTGCACCAGTTAAGATATTATTAAATAATCAGAACTTAGATGTTTGTATGTTTGAAATTCAGTCTAAAACGATCCCAAATTATAAAAATATTCTTCCACATTTTCCCACTTATGAAAGTACCTATACCAAGAAGTTGCATAGAGTGAGAGCGATCATCGCGACAACTGAAAGGGAGGGTAATTTTGTTATAGATAGACTTCTTAGAAATGTGAAACTGCGAGCCCTTGAGAAAGTGCGAATAACAGGCGTAGGTGAAAAAACTGCGTTCACATATATGGGTTATATGTCGGGAGTGGACTACGAACCAGCTCCAATTAACACTACCAAGGGTGATTGTGGCTCTATAGTTTTGCTTAATGATGTTTCGCAAAAAGAGAAGATTATAGGTGTGCATAATGCTGGATCAGAAATGGTTGGTGCATGTTCATTAATTTTTAGAGAATATTTTCACAAATTTATGCTCCAAAATGAAAGTGCTGTTATTCGTAAATCAGTGTGTCCTAAACACCATGAAAATATTGAGTATCGAGAAGTCACAAATGAGTCACTATTAGATATGCCGATTGTTGGCTCTTCAACTATAAATTCAAATCAACCTCTTAAAACTAAATTTTGGACCTCCCCTCTTAAATTGCCTGGCGTAAATGAATACCAACCAGCTATACTTAGTAAGAATGATAGAAGATTACAACAAGATATAATTCCTTACTATGAATCTATTAAAAAGTGGGCTCAACCTACATATAAAATGGATGAAGAGCTTCTAAACGAATGCGTTGATGAAATTTCTGAATGGTATGCTGACGTTATAGAACAAGAAGATTTAATCGTGAAGGTTATGACAAAAACGGAAGCTATAAATGCTGGTAAAAATGTAGGAATGAATCCGCTTAATAGAAAATCGTCACCTGGCTTTCCTTGGAGAAGTATGAAAACCACTAATGCCCAATTTTTAGTAAATAAAAGTAATAGTGATAATCCAGTTTATTCAATTAATTTAAAAACTCATGAAGGACAAAAATTAAATAACTCAATAGATGACCTAATTAATATTTGTCGCGATCCTGGACGATATCCAAAAATTGCTTTTTCTGGAGCCCTTAAGGATGAACCTATTAAATTGTCGAAAATTGAAAATTATAATACAAGATCTTTTGCTGGAGCTCCCTTTGATTATACAATAGCGTCCCGAATGTATTTTGGTTCCATGCAAGGAGCCATCCATGAAGTTCGACATCGCATGCCAATTCAAGTTGGAATAACACCAACATCTTTGCAATGGCACAAAATGTTTGAAAGATTGTTTAGTGTGTCAGAAATTGGTTGTGACCTTGATTTTAAAGGCTGGGATTCTAAATTGCCCTGGACGCTTGTTGAAAAATGTTACAAGACATATAATAAAATAGCCCAGCAGTGTGACCCGAACTGGACCCCCGAAGATGACATTATAAGAGAAAATCTACATAGATGTGTAGTACGTCCGTATTTTGTCGTGGGTATGCCGAAGGGATCTTATATTGTACAAGCTCCTGGAGGCATGCCATCTGGTTCTCCTAGAACAGTAGACGATAATAGTCTTGCTCACCTATATGGCCTATATTATTGCTTTAGAAAAATTATGGCAAAAAAAAAAAAATTTCATTATTGTAATATTGAAGCCTTCAAAAAACTTATAGCTGCCTGTATCTATGGAGACGATGGTGCATACGCTATTCATCCATCAATAATAGAAGACATAAATTTTATAACTTTACAAGCAGAATTTGCCAAGTTCGGTATGGAATGCACCCCTGCGACAAAAGATGACAAAATCCAAGAGTTTATACCAGTGATCCTTTTGGAATTTTTAAAACGAGAGACTGTTAAGATTGGAGCTTTTTATTACGGCCGTCTGAAAAAAACGTCATTTCAGAAAATGTTAGGCTATTGCCTAGGCCCAGCTCACCACTGGTATAATGAACCCGACTGTGTCTATTCTGAGAAGCTCGATGACTTGGCGATGACAGCAAATTCCGCCTTGTTAGAAGCACTAACTTGGGGCTCCGAATTTTATAATGAAATTCGTAATCATTTGAAGAAGTGCTTCAAAAAATTAGAAATAAAAGAGGAAATCCCGAGCTTTAAATCTATGATCTCAATTTCGGAATTGCCCCTTCCGTATTCGTTTTGAACATTCCTCTTACTATGTAGGTAATTCATGTTCGTAGAATAGTTTTGTTTTTGTCCTTTACATTATACAAATTTATATATTTATACAATGTCTGACCTTAACGCACCACAACCCACCCCTGGTGGATCTGCAAATAATGAAGAAGTCTTTGACTCAACAATTGTGCCTTCCCAGGGCCAGGTGTCTCAAGATCAAATGCCTGGCCCCGATAATCGAGAAGCACCCATGCACTCAGGAGAAATGAACGGTGTCGATCCATTCTTTTACACACAATGGATGGCACTTGTTTCATTTGTTTGGGATACATCTATGTCCCCTGGTCAATTACTCTGGTTTATTCCGATACACCCCACTTTTGTCCATCAGTGGATGGGGCATGTATCGAAGATGTATAATGCATTTGCTGGTGGCTTTGATTTTGCAATTAGTATTGCCGGAACTGGATTTCATGCAGGGAAGCTGATGATAGTAAGGTTGCCACCAAATATTCATCCCGAAACACTTAAAACTGTTGCGGATGTTACAGCGTTCCCATATTTCGTAATTGACCCAAAAACTTTACAAGTTGTGACGAAGAGTGCAATGGATCAAAGAAATGTTATGTATCATTATTTGCCTTATAATAAGGATAATATACAATCCTTTGGTGGTTATATTGCTGTTTATGTTATGTTGCCTCTAAACACCTCCTCTACAGGTGCTACTCAGATCTCTTTACAAGTTCTGACAAAACCCGCCCAAGATTTCATGTTTACACAATTGATTCCTATTCGATCTGATGTCTTAAATGAATACAAACCTAGTGAAATTATGCCATCTTTAGATTTTAGATTCCCAAAATTTTCTCCACTTTTTGGTGGACCTTTAAAGAATTTGACCTGTTGGACTTCAACAGCCAAAAAATGGATCACACGGGAAGTATTTAATTGTAAAAAATTAGATGGAACGTTTATCAGACAAGGTGATAGGCCAGGTTCAACATATCAAACTAAATATATTTTACCACAAACTGATAGTTTAACTTTAAAATTAGAAAATTTTCCTGATAAAAAAGTTAAAAGTTTAAGAGTTAAATTAGCATATTTAGATACAGTGCAAGGTGGCTTAGCCACTCAAATTTTATCAGAGCCAGAATCAGGAAAAATTTGTTTTTCTTTTGAAAATTTTTGTCCAGATCCTAAACAACCAGAAGTTTTTTTTCCTAATTTTAGATGTGAAAATGCCTTAATTAGTTTTATAAATAGATCAACCCCTGATTATCCAAATGCTGGACCTGCTTGGCCGTGTTCAATAGTTCAAAAAACTCCAACAGATCCCCAAGAATTATTTTCAAATATTGTGTTAATTGATGGTAAAGTTGTTGAACAATATTATAAATATAAAGATGGTTTAGTTACTCCACCAGCTGAATTAGATGGCTTTATTGATGACTTGTTCTTAAAACAAGGAATGACAGTTGTAATTAAATTTTTAAAAGATGTTAGTCTTTCAACTTCAACCGTGTCTTGGGCCCCACCTATTCCCGAATCTATTATAACTTTTGAAACAGATGTTTCATCAGCTGCGCAACCATATGAATTAAGTAATTATTTAGCAAGTTATAATTTTAAAGATACAATAACTGAACACGAATGTTTACTTTGGCAGTTGCAAGACACAAAAGTGGACTTGCCAATATTACCAATTAAATTACATTTTAATGGATGTTTTACAACTTTAAATTTAAAAGAAAATGTTATTTATGATTTAACTGATGGTCGTTATAAATTAGAATTTTTAGGAGTCACCCAGGAAACCACGCCTCTTCAAAAGGTTAAAGGAGTTCTTAAAACTTCTCAATATGCCCAGAACATGGTCGTTTCTAGAATGGCCTCTACAATAGTGTAATTTCTTAAAATTAATTTTCATTACCGTTTAATAGTTTATTAATTATGGAATTTGCTGAAAATGCTTTAGATTTTTTTACTGAACCTTTGTTGCAAAATTTAATAGGATTATCATCAACTCAAGAGAATGCTCCCCATTTGCTTTCAACTGTTATTAATAATCAAACTGCGCTCAATAACCTTGATACAAATGTTTCAACTAATCTTGCAATAGCCCATTCTAATCAACAAAACCAACTTGCCTTACAAGGAAATGCCCTCGATTCGGCAAAAGCGCTGCAATCTTCGCAGCTTACGGCATCATCCCTATCTCAACAAAGGATGTATGCACAGCAAAATTTACAACAAGGCAATTTGTTCCAATTCCAAAAGAATCAACAAATGCAAAATCAAGACTTCATGTCTAACCAACTTAAATCCAATCAAGATTTTCAAACTAATTTACAATCATCTAATCAGAGTTTTCTCCGTGGTCAAACTGCACTTAATGCAGGTTTAAATTTTGGAGGTTCTTTAATTTCTGGTGGCTTAAATTATTTATATGCCAAATCATTAATGAATAATCAAGCTGAGTTGCAGCGCGAAAATTTTGATTATACAACTGGTAAGGCTGCAACAGCTTTAACCGCCAATGGCATGCCTTCATGGCTTGCTTATATGCCTGGCTCAGCTAGCAATATGCCCCGAACAGCCCAGGCCACCAGTGGAAATAATTATTTTAATTCCCAATTACCAGGCAATACCTCGCAACTTCTTTGGACTGGCTCCGCCTCCCAATTAGCATTTGGAGTCGGCGACGCTCCAATGGGTTCATAGGTTGCCTCAACTTAATAGTTTTCAACCCCGTTTAATAGTTTATTTGTTATAGTTTATGACAAAAGTTTAAATAAGATCCACATTCAATTTATTTTAATTTTTGAAATAGTTTAACGCCTGCGAATTTATATTAAACAAAATGTCTTCACTAGATGAATTTGCCATGAGAGTGGCTGCGTCTGCCCGTGCTGCTGAAATTAAATTTGAAAAATGCCGGAACCCTTATTATCTTAAAACCAGAATAGAACTTTTTGACAAATTAGGTGACAATATACAATCTTTTGACCGGTTTCAGCAAGGAATTGATATGGAACAACTTGATCTTAATCCTGTCTGTCAATATTTAAACGCTTCTCATGCCTTAATTCATTTTAAAAAAGCTGATCTTAAAGACCCAATAACTAAAAGAAAATTAGAGAGCGCTTCAACAAGAGCTCAAGAATTATATACTAAAATTTTTAACTTTAGAGATTTTAATAGATTCTATAATAATTTTGATTTGGAACCCTTAAGAAAATATACTGCTTATCAACTGCTAGAATTAATTCAACTTGTCCCAGAACAATACTCATATGAACTCAAAGTTTTATGGGACACTCCTGGAGCAATTCGTTATTTAGTTTTCACCCTCCAAATTTTGTTAGATGTTTTTATAGAAGCTCTCACTTTTAGGGATGCATCCCTTTGTATGTTATGGTTTGTCCCTGTAAATAAAATGGACATGTATTTGTCCGATGTTCGTGAGCGCTACTATTATGAAAATAGAGAATTTGAGAATAAAAAAGTAACTCATAAAACAGTTAACATTTTAACTCTTCCCCCAAATAATGAACTAGCTAATTATTTAGATGATCAGTTAACAATAGCCCAAGCTTCATGTTTTAGTGAAGATTAACCCCACGCACACTTTTTAAATTTTTTTTTTTGTGTACAAAATTTTTAAATTAATATTTTTAATATTATATTTTTTTTTTGTGGGGTTAATCCCCACCATTTAATATAGAGGCATCTGTTATTTACGTTTTTGAATATGTTAAATGTTTTTCTTTTTATGTATATATTTATGTTTGTAAATGTATAGTGGTTTTTTTTACAAGGGCCAGCCTTAAGCACAGCCCTTTTTGGACCACTCGTCTT